CATAAAGACCGTTCTGGAAGATTTTGGTGACGAAAGGATTTTCCAGAATGCTTCGCACGACATTGCGGGCCGAACGCTCGTCGGCAACAGAAGGCCAAAAGTTTCCGCCTTTCGAGCGATCCCAAAAGGGCACTACCATTGCGTGTTCAGCACTTGCGCTAAACCCTATCATTTCGATCATGCCGTATTTTGTCTCGATGTCGCAGGCGGTTTCGGCGCGAACATGACGTTTGATCCACTCAATGCACTCTGCAATCGTAGGGTTTACAAGTATGAAACGCTGCGGTCGTTTGATTTCAGCATACGCGCTCTCACGTTTCGCTTTGATTAAATCCGCGAGGGCAATCGGTCTCCAGGCCCAATTACGCAAGACCGCCGCTGGGTGATAGGTTGGGAGGACTTTGCTGCTAACAAGAGTTCCTGTTGCCACTGTTCCGCGTAAAGCTCCAATACCGTTAGTGCCAAGCAAAGCCCAACAAGCTGTAGCCCCCAAAGCGATAACGAGATTAGGACGAACTTCTTCCAATTCTTCACGGAGGCGCTCCAACTCTGAAAGGTATTCAGGGGCGAGGTATTGACCGACTTTGCCGAGATGGGGATGGGGGTAATCGTCACCGCAATCTGCTTTTTTCACGCAAAGTGCTTGAAGGTCGTTGTTCGGGGGACGCAGCGCCAGCACGTTTGTCAGAAAACATTCGCGTCGGGAAAGGCCAGCTTCCTGCAACATGCGAGTCAACTCTTGACCGCTGTAACCTTGGAACGGTTTTCCGATGAGTGCTTCTTGCTCTCCGAACGCTTCCCCTACAATCGCAATCTTTGCGTCTTTGGGGCCTGACGTGTGAGCAAATGCTGGCGCTGCGTTGTGCATGTTACTGCGCTTTCACAGTTAGTGCCTTGACGAGCCACATGCAGCCTTCTTCAAAAGCTGTCGCGGCGTTTCCAAACAGGCGTTCTTCTTCTTGCAGAAGCACGGTGTCTGGTTTGGCGGGAGTCATGTTGTAGCAAAAGTCGATCATCTCCGCGCACAGACGTTTTGCTTCTTTCACGTCTGCTTGCTCGGAAGGGTTGAAAGACTTGCGGACGATCTTCTCGCCATACGTGAGTTCAGGCATCAGCGGTTTTCCTCTGCCACAATCGCGAGCAGCAGAATGCTGTAAACAACCATGTCGTCGATGCGATCACGGATTGGCTCGCTTCGCGAACGGTTCTTATTCTCACGCACGTCCTTTACATACTGCGTGATGGTGTCGATGTGCTTGCCTGCAAGAAAGAACCACGCGGTTGACATGGGGACGCCCTGCTGGTCTGCGAGGCGACGGAAGTTCGCAAGAATGTCAGTCTTGTCGCCATACTCAGCGTTCTTCGTGGCGAAAAGTTTTTCAGCCCGCTTCATGGCGTCTGCAATGATGGTGAGCTGCGGGTTGCTGTTCGTGACGGGGGTTGGGACTTTGTTCACGGCAGGCTCCTTGTTGGCTGTCGGCTTGATGTCAGCAATGGTTTCGTAAAGTTCGTGAATGTTGATGCGTTCAGCTAGATTTTCCTGTGTCATTCTTTTGCTCCTTTTGCATGGACGAGGCTTTGCGTAAAACACGAGAGTGATTGAGGGCTCGCCTCGCGTTCGCCACGTAGTCATCGTCAATCTCGAGGCCAAGAACATACTCGGCACCAAGGGCTTCGGCTGCGCGAAGGGATGATCCGCCTCCGCATGTCGGGTCCAGCATACGAGTGTTGCTGTCCACGAACATTTGTAGGAAGTGTTTTAGCACTGGCTCGGGTTTGGTATGGGGATGGTTCTCCTTGTTTGTGGGGGACGCAATCGCATTACTGACAGGCTTAACCAACAGCCTATCTTCACGAGAGGCGATCAGGGCCGTCTCGTAAATTCTTCTGGGCTCGCGCTTGGGATCAGGCACGATACCCACGTTGTCGCTTTTGACCCAGATCAACGGGAAATTGCAGAACGAAAGCTGCGGGGCCAACTCGGCAAACATTTCGAGGGTCTTGGCTTGGATTTTGATGTCGCCAGATAGCCAAAAGACCAAGTGCCCGCTGTGCGCCATGATGCGGTCGAGGTTTGTGCAAAGCGCATGGATTAGTTTTTCGTAAACGTCTGCTGCGTCGTCGTAGTTGTTCCAAGACTTTTTGCCTGACCAAGCGCCGCCGAAAACATTCACGCCGTAGGGGAAGTCGCAGTGGATAAGATTAAAGGGTTCGCCGCGATAGGCTGGAGCCCAGTCGAGGAAGGACTGCTGGAGGATTGAAGCCTCGGCGGGCGTGATTAGGGGCGCATGTCGGGCACTTTTCGCGGGCGCGTCCGGGGATAGGCCGGAGGATTGATTTTCCGGGGCGGTGGTTGCGTTCAATAGGTCGTCTAGGGGGTCTATACCGGATTGCCCCGAAAGCCTATCAGCGACCGCCTCTGTGGCTGTTGACAATAGATTGCTTACGGCGTCCGCCGCCACCCGTTCGTCCTCTCGCGAGATAAAATTATACGCCCTTGTCGCAGACTCCATCTGGCGCACGTTGTCCCGGTAAAGTTCCTTGGCGACCCGGCAGCACCGCTGCACCCACGCCGGGGAATACCCCAGGTTTTCGGCGGTCTTTGTGTAATTCCATTCGGGACCATTCTGCTGGCCCAGCACTTCATGCAATCCAGCCATCGCAAGGCACTGGTCCTGCCAACCCAAATCTTTACGGCGCAAATTTTCTTCAAATTCCACAACCCGCTGCTCGATGGGGGAAAGTTCTGTCAGCAAATGGGCGGGGATCGTGGCGCGGTTTAGTTTTGTGCTGGCGGTGTAGCGTCGTTCACCCGCCACAAGTTTGTAAGGCTGACCCGCAGGGCCTTCCTCCGGCAAAACAATAATCGGGACCAGCACACCATTGCGCGGAATGCTTTCCAGCAGATCGTCAACGACGATCTCTTTCCGCTGTCGATTTGCGCGGTCGATCCAAATGTCTTTGAGAGCGATTTCCATTTTCAAATTCCTGACAGGTGAGTGGGGGAGGCAAAAGGCTCCTGCCTCCCCCGTTGTTAGGCCAAGGGCCTGTTGCGATTACGCCTCGCCCTTCACGCTCTTGATGTTGTTACGCGGCGGATCATCCGGGCGCTCCGGGTTAAAACGCTGCGTGACATACGCGAGAACGCTCTGACCAACGGCCTCCGGGATCAACTCGTCAAAAGAAGAACCTTCGGTCTGGAGTCCGAGGCTGACGAGAAAATCCTTCAAGCGAAAGCGAGCGTCCGGCGTGAGGTAAAAGTCCGTGGACAGCTTGCGGCTCGACAGGTCGATGTCCGCGAGGTCCTTCGGGTCAACGTCATCGCTGGCCGAATGGAACTTCAAACCAAAACGCACGTAAGGGGTTTTGTTCTTGTTGTTATCTCCGTATTCGAAAGAAGCGATAGTGCCGTGATAAGTGCCTTCGGGGAGAGCGAGAGGAGCCTTGACATCATCGAGTTTGGTTGAGAGCAGTTCTTTGAAATTAACAGACATGGTTTACTCCATAGTGATATGCCCCGTGAGGGGCAGGCATTGACGCATTTGCGTCAATTTCGGACCGCTGCGAAATAGTCGGCTAGACCAGACTCGAGCGGATAAGACGGTTGAACTTTGGAAGGCGCGGTGTTTTTGCACTCAATCGTGCCTTGCGAGGTCGTGAAAATCTGGCGCTTGAGCGAAGTGCCGCGACCGGAACTTTGGGCCAGCAAAACGGTGTTGAAATATCGCCCGACTTTCGGAGGGAGAGCTTTTCCCAAAGTGTTAGGGTAGTAACGCTCCGGCCCACTATCGTCTCCCATCGGTTTGATGTGGCAATTTATAATCACGTTGCATTTCACGGACTCGTCGTAGAGCATACGCAGCAAATTCTCGACGAGGACTTGTGCGAGGCCCCAATCGGACTGATGCGGGTGCTGGCCGAGGCGGCCGTTCATGGCGAGGATGTAGGAAAGCGCTGCGTCCGAAAGCATTGTCAGGCTATCAATCACAAGGACTGTTTTGCTGTCCCATGTGGTGATGGGGCCGAG